ATTGTCCGGGCAGCAATCGGAGTAAGAGCCACACACATTTCAAAACTCAAAATTGAAACACAGGGAAGTGCCAGAAGGGCATTGCAACTCAAGCTAAAGCATGGCCCGAACCAGTTTCAGACGTGGTCACAGTTTTTATACAGACTCTCCACGATTCTGGATCTCCACAACACTGCTTTCATTGTTCCTGTGTGGGATGAATTCGGAGAACCCAGTGGGATATATGCTCCTCTTCCTGACCGGGCAAAGATCATCCAATACGGCGGTGTCCCTTACCTGAGATATGAATTCTCGTGGGGAGAACACGCAGCAGTCGAGTTGGAATACTGCGGAATCATGACCAAGTACCAGTACAAAAATGATTTCTTTGGCGAAAACAACAACGCACTGTATCCCACGATGGATTTGATCCACATTCAGAATCAAGGCATCCAAGAAGGCGTGAAGTCAGCTGCCACATATCGTTTCATGGCACAGTTGGCGAACTTCTCAAGCGCGGAGGATCTGGCGAAAGAGAGAAAGAGATTCACCTCTGAGAACTTCGCGAAGGATGCGGAGGGTGGTGGTCTTCTGTTGTTCCCTAACACCTATAAGGACATCAAACAGATTGATGTCAAACCGTGGGTGATCGATGCGGAACAGATGAAAGCCATCAAAGACAGTGTCTATGAATATTTTAACGTGAATGAAGACATCATGACCAATAAGGCTTACGGTGATGCATGGGCAGCCTTCTATGAGGGCGCGGTGGAACCCTTCGCCATCCAGTTTTCTGAGGTCATGACGAAGATGCTCTTTACGTTAAGAGAGCAGTCACAGGGAAACATGGTGACCGCAACTGCAAACCGAATCCAGTACATGACCAATCAGGAAAAGCTGAATGTCACAAACGGATTCGCTGACCGTGGCATGGCAACGATTGACGAACTGAGAGAGATATGGAATCTGCCTCCTCTTCCCGATGGGAAAGGGAATGCGATACCGATCCGAGGAGAATATTACGACCTCAGAAACGGAGACAGAATCCAAAGCATGGAGGGACCCGATGGACAGAGAATACAGATCGATGACTCTGACCCTTCCGACCAAAACTGATGACAATCAGTACATGGTCGAGGGTTATGCAGCAACATTTGACCCATATGTCTTACTTACCATAGACGGAGTTGACTACTCCGAAAGAATCGAACCCACGGCATTTGACGGAGCAGATCTGTCAGATGTCGTTTTACGTGTTGACCATGAAGGAAGTGTCTATGCAAGGTCTTCCGCGAACACTGTAGAAGTGTGGACGGATGAACATGGACTGGCAACACGCGCTAACTTAGGCAAAACGCAGAAGGCAAGGGAGTTGTATGCCGATATTGAGGCGGGCAACTATCCACAGATGTCTTTTGCTTTTGTGGTTGCGGAGGACGGAGACTACTTCGACCGCGCAACTCATACAAGGGTTATCACAAGGATCAGGAAGGTATTTGATGTTTCACCAGTTTCCTTCCCGGCTAACCCTAACACAGAACTTAGCGTTTCAACCCGTGACTATTTCAACGGAGTGATTGAGATGGAAAAAGCGGAGAGACTTGAGCGGGAGAAGCGCAAGAGGCAGTTAATCAAGATTTTAAGTGAGGTTTAATCATGGATTTTACAACTATGACAGTTGAAGATCTTGAGGCAAGAAAAGCGCAGATCGCGGTGGAATGCGAAGATGAAAACGCAGACCTCGATACGCTTGCTGAAGAGATCAGAGGTATTAACGCAGAACTTGATGCCCGTAAGGCACAGGCAGCGCAGAGAGCAGAGATCAGAAGCGCAGTCGCAAATGGCGCGGGCAACGTAATCACAGAAATTCCCACAAAGGAGACAAGACACATGAAGACTCTTGAAGAGATCCGCTCCAGTAAGGAGTATGTAGATGCATTCGCTAAGTATATTAAGACTAATGATCCGGCAGAGTGCCGCGCACTCCTGACAACCAATTCCGAGGTCGAGGCAAATCCCGGTCAGCTCCCTGTTCCCACGATCATCGAGGGCAGAATCCGCACTGCATGGGAAAAAAGCGGAATCCTTGACGAAGTCAGGAGAATCAATATCAAAGGCAATGTTAAGATCGGTTTCGAACTGTCTGCGACAGGTGCGGCAGTACACGCAGAAGGCACAGATGCTCCGGCAGAAGAGCAGCTGACTCTGGGCGTGGTTGATCTCGTCCCTCAGACCATCAAGAAGTGGATCAGAATCTCTGATGAGGCTTATGACATGGGTGGAGAGGAATTCCTCTACTACATCTACGATGAGATCACATACAGAATCATCAAAGAAGCAAAGAGAATCCTTATCACCAAGATCACGGGCGCGCCCGCTGCATCTACCGCACAGGCAATCGGTATCCCGAAGATCTCCGGCACTCCCACTCTTGCGGTTATCGCACAGGCAGCGGGATATCTGTCCGATGAGGCTACCAATCTTTCTGTAACAATGAACAGACTCACTCATGCTGCATTCATCGAAGCGATCGCAGACAACGGATTCCTGTTCAATCCTTTCGAAGGTTACAAGATCCATTATTCCAGTGATCTCCCGGCATATTCCGCAGCTACATCCGGTCAGACATGGCTGATCGTAGGCGATTACAGTGGCGTTACTGCTAACTTCCCTGCGGGAGATGGCGTAAAGCTGAAGTTTGATGACCTGACAGAGGCACAGGCAGACCTCATCAAGATCGTGGGCAGAATGCCTATCGCTCTTGGAGTTACAGAACCCGGTAGATTTGTCAACGTAACGAAGGCTTGATGATCTATGGCAGATGCTAGTTTAATCTTCAAAGCGAAAATGGCGAAGAGGATCACCACGGACTACTTCGACATGGAAGTCGAAAGACTCCTCGATGCGGCAATGCTAGACCTTGGTGTTGCCGGGGTGGTTCTCCCGGATGAAATTGACAGATTGGTCGAGCAAGCTGCCATAACATATTTCCTGTTGAATTTCGGGCAGCCGGAAAACTACGACCAATTAAAAAGATCATACGATGAGCAGAAGGCTCAGTTAGCAACAAAAACGGGGTACACGGCATGGACGATGTGATGAAACTCATTTCCGCAACAACAGGGAAGGATGAGAACGGAATCACGCGAACTACTTATGGTGAACCTCGCGAAGTGATGTGTCAGGTCGATAGCATCACACGCGCAGAATTCTTCGAAGCGGGCAGAAACGGTTTAAACCCTGAGTTTAAATTCAGAATGTTCTTCGGAGATTATCATGGGGAAAGGGTAGTGGAGTACCACGGTTTAAGGTACTCCATTTACCGCACCTATCACGGGCGCGGTGATGTCATCGAACTCTATGCCGAAAGACGGGGCGGGACAAATGGTAATTAATTCTTCAAAGTTCAACTCCAAAGAAAGTTTGGAATGGGCAGTACAGAAATACATGGAAAATTACCGAACCGAAGTCATTGAAGCAGTGACGGAAGTGGTTCCCGAAGTCGCAAAAGAGGCAGTAAAGAAACTCAAGAAGGCATCTCCGAGAAGACCAGGTGGAGGAACATACGCTAAAGGATGGACTTATCAGGTCGATAAAGGCCGTTTGTCTGTGGGTGCAACGATCTACGGAAAAAGCGGGACTTACCAGTTGGCACATCTTCTTGAGTTTGGTCATGCTAGGAGAGGAGGGGGGAGAGATGTTCCTCCTTCGCCTCCCGGTGGACACATCAAGCCAATCGAGGAATGGGTGAATGACGAGATCGTCAATCGAACCATTGACAGATTGGAGGCAATACCATGACTGCACAAAGCGTTAATGCGTTGATCGAATCATTCGGTCTTCCCTACGCATATCATCAATTCGCAGATGGAACGGGGCAGGACACACCGTTCGTCTGCTTTTTTTATGGCGATCGTTCCGATCTTATTGCTGACAATGTCAATTATTCCAAATTCGTGAGGTTGTACATTGAGTTGTACACGGACGAAAAGGATTTTGACCTTGAATCAACAATTGAGTCCAAACTCAACGAAAACGACATTGTTTATGCGATGAGTGAGGATTACATAGATTCGGAGCGAATGCACATTACTGTTTACGAAACTACAATCAATTTGGAGGATTCCAATGAGCAATAAGGTTAAATTCGGAATTAAGTCACTGCATTATGCTATCGGCACTCCGGCAGCTGACGGCAGTTACACCTACGGAACTCCCAAGCCTATCAAAGGATCTGTAAATATGTCCCTTGAGGCACAGGGAGAATCCACTCCCTTCTATGCAGATGATGTTGTATATTACACATCCAATTCCAACAGTGGTTATCAGGGTGACATTGAACTGGCACTGGTTCCCAAGGATTTCCGCATTGATGTCCTTGGTGAAAAAGAGGATGTCAACGGCATTGTGTATGAGGATGCCAATGCCCCTGTGGTACACTTCGCACTCCTGTTTGAGTTTGACGGAGATGTCGAGGCAACAAGATACGCACTCTATGACTGCACCGCATCCCGTCCGGCAGTGGCATCTGCTACCAAGACGGATACCACGGAGCCTCAGACCGAGAGCATTACTGTTACTGCAAGACCCGCATACATTGCAGCGGTGGATGCTTATGTATCCAAGGCATACTGTGATGACAAGACCGCAACGCAGTACACGGGATGGTATGAGAATGTCTATACTCCCACGCCGTGATCTTGAGGAGGAATAAATGGGGCAGATAAAGGTGATTAAAATCGGAGACAGAGATGTCCCTATGAAATCGAGCGGGGCAACGCTTGTTATTTACAGAAGTGTTTATGGCGAAGACTTTCTTTCTATGACTCAGAGCAAGGAGGTCGACCCGCTGATCCCGCTCAAGATAGGTTTTGTTATGGCGAAACAGGCAGAGGGAGAGAAGCCGGAGAAACTGAAAAACGAACTCAATGAGTCCGATTATTTCGATTGGATTGATGAATTCTCAACTCAGGAACTCCTCGATGCTGCCCCCGCAATCATGAACGTTTTTTACGATCAGACGATGTCTAAGTCAAAAAAAAATCGATAAAGACGGATCGCGAATTTAACACCGCACTGTTTGTATTGAGATGTATCGAGGTCGGTTTACAAATAGCTGACCTCGATTTTTTTACTTATGGGGAGTTGCTTGATTTGATTATCGAAAAAGGCAATGACTCTGCAAAATACAACCGTCTTGCGACACAGGAAGATATACAGAGATTTAAAAGGATGTAAAACCAATGGCGGGAGCAAAAGTAAAAGGCATCACCATCGACATTGGTGCGAATACAGACCAGTTTACTAAGGAACTGGCAAAAGTTAATAAAGCCACAAGAGAGACATCCAACAAACTCAAGGATATAAACAAGTTATTAAAACTTGATCCAAAAAACGTGAATCTGTTGGAGCAGAAACAGAGGACTCTGAATGATGCTATCAGTCAGACCAAACAACGTTTGGGATTAGCGAAAGATGCTCTCAAACAACTCAAAGAGCAGAATCCCGATAAAGTCACTGACGAGATGGATGCTCTCCAGAGGCAGATTGCAGAAGACGAAGCCAAACTCAAATCCCTCAACAAGGAATTCAAGGAGTTTGGAAGTGTTGGAAAGCAACAGGCCATTGCAGTCGGGAAAGAGATGCAAGAAGCTGGGAAGAAGGTCACGGAGGTAGGTTCCAAAA